TCAACACCAACTTCCCCGCGGCCACCGCGCTTGTCTTCGAGCCGCTTGCGTTTGTACATCGATAATCAGTCATCGCGTGCACCCACGGATGCACGCGTAACCCAGGAGAAGGAGAGAAAATGGCAGTTAATGCAGGGCAGAGGCATGTGCCGGACACTGCGGGAAACAGAGCATTAGATGCGTGCGAGTACGCAAGAGAGCTTGCAATCCATACCATAAAAATCTGCAACAACAAAAATATTTTCAAGCCGGAATATCAGTCAGCCTTGACAAATCGGATCATCGCCATTGCGGTAGACATTTATACAAACGCTTGGGGAGCAAATAACATCCTTGTCGGAGACAATGCTGAGAATTGGCATGAAAGACACCGCCTCCAGGAGCTGGCAGCCAACGAGTGCAATCGTCTTATAGCGCTGATCCAGATCGCGAAGACGCTATTCCACCTCAGACAGAAAAAAGTCAAATACTGGGGAGATATGACAATCAAAACGCGAAATTATATCCAGAAATGGAAAGAGAAAGACATCGAGCGCTACGGAGACCGCTTTTAGATGTCTCGGGATGCAGGCTATAACTCAGAACGTCCGCCTCAGGTCGGCGAATCGCGGCAACGCGTGTAACACCTGGAATGTCAACTCATCGGGCAACGTCAACAACAACAACGCGACCAACGCGAATGTCTTCGAGCCGATTGCTATGTAAAGGATGCTCATGCTGGCACATAGTGCCAAGCAATCTGGAAACACAACGCAAGGAGCCGAGATCCCGGCCGTAAATGGCAAAACAACACCAGAACGATGCGGAGGACGTAATCACAAGAACACGCCTTGATCCGCTATAACGTGAGGACTTTTTAATATGACAAAAGAAGAGATCATAGACTTTGAGCAGCTATGGGACTCTGGGACAAAATGCCGCCGGTCAGTAACATGGAAACCGGTGACAAAGTCATTTATCCTAAATCAGTTTGAACGCACCCTCAAGATGGAAAAGAAGCTGAAAGAGGGAGCATGGAAGAATGGCAAGCCGAGAAAAATAGAAATCCTATATCCAAAGAAAAGGGAAGGGCTCTCGATACCCTTCCGAGACCGTGTATATCAACGATCAATCAATGATAACGATCTATATCCAAAGACGACACGCTCATTTATTTACGATAATGCCGCATGTCAGTCAGGGAAGGGACCAGACTTTGCAAGAGACCGGCTGAAACACCATCTCCATAACTTCGTCATGAAACACGGATTGGACGGATGGGTACTTCAATATGATATCCACGGTTACTATCCATCAATGAGTCACAAAAAGACAGAGGAAATGTTTGCTCGATATGTATCACCGGAAATCCGGGAGATGGTTATGGATGTGCTGGACAACCAGTACACTGGAGAGACAGGATATAATCCTGGATCACAGATGGTACAAATCGCTGGAATCACGATGCTGGACAGGATCGATCATATTTGTAAAGAGGAGCTCCACATGGAGAGCTTTCAGAGATATATGGACGATGGGATCGACGTCGATACAGACAAAGAGCGGGCAGAAAGAAATCTTGACCGAATCAAAAGGGAACTTGCTTCCTTAGGATTTACAACAAATCCTAAGAAAACGCATGTAATACCGCTGCGGGAGGGATTCTCATTCCTTGGATGGTACTTCCGGCCGCTGGAATCAAGAAAGATCATCATGACGATAGATCCGAAAAACGTCAAGCATGAGCGTCAGAAGCTTCGCCGGATGGTGAAGAAGGCAAAACGCGGAGAGACGACGAGGAAGAAATGTGACCAATGCTATGCCTCGTGGCGGTCATATGCCGCTGGAGAGAGGAAGAAGAGCCGTGGAAAGTATTACAGCAAACCCAATACATACAAGCTGATAAAGAGGATGGATGAGTACTACGACAGCCTATGGAAGGAGGCCAAAGATGCAGATCGAAAGAGCACAGATGCCGATCAGGGAGACAAAGGAGCTTGAGGATCTCAAGGCGAAGTCAGGAGAGCAGGCGTCGGAAATTGAGTATCTATCTATGATGTCAGGAATCAAGCTGACGGAAGAGGAGGAAGAAAATGGAAGAGAAAAAGCACAGTAAAAAATTCGACCGGGTCAAATATTGGTATGAATGGAACTTTTGGTCCAAGGAGATGGTAAAGAATGCCGTCGGCCGATGGATTACAGAAGAAGAATATGAAGAAATCACAGGAGAGAAGCTCAAAGTAGATGGAGATTGAAAAACTGTCAGATGAAGAGCTTATTGAGCTCTTTAATAAAACGGTTGAAGAAATAAAAGAAAGAATTACTATTTATCATCAGCTAGCAGAAACGAGGGATTTATGAACGAACTAATTAACAACATGCATTTTTCTCACGAATATTGGATCTTGGTGTGCCCTTTCATCACGATTTGCGTAGATTTTATAACAGGGATCATCAATTCCTGGGCAAAGAAAGAATTTCAATCCTCAAAAATGAGGACCGGGTTGTCAAAAAAAGTAGGAGAGATATCTATCCTTGTTCTTGGAGAGGTGTTCACAGCTGCGCTCTCCCTCCCGAGCTACTTTATCCAAGGTATCGCAATATACATCATCATCATGGAGCTCATGAGCATCTTTGAAAACCTTGATAAAATGGGTGTACCAGTTCCAAAGGGAGTGAAAAAAGCAATAAACAACACAGCCGATACTGTAAACAATGGAGATATTCAGGATATCGACAATTTAGCCCAGAGAATGGCAAAAAGCAACGATAGATCGGAGGAGTAACTATGACTTACTACATCGGATCAGCAAGACATGATGAAAGAGGCAAATACCACGGAGGCAAGGCTGGAGATCAAACAGGACAAGAGGTTGCCACACAGAAACTCTACAACCACTCTAAGGGGTGGATGGCATACCGTGCAGTCTCTCCAGAAATTGCAGTCGCACTGAAGAATGCCATGCTGAGTGCTTGTGCTAATCCAAACAATGGATATAACCAATATAGGAGATATGACATTGTAAAGAATGGCATTGATACAACCACTCCAGGAGGATGTGATTGTTCATCTACAGTTCGTGCTTGCATTATAAAGGCCACAGGAAAAGACGTTGGAGACTTTACCACAGCATCCGAGCCAGCGGCATTGGAAAAGAGCGGACTATTCACGAAGGTTGGGAATGTCACTCTCCTGTCTAAGCTATACGAGGGAGATATCCTTGTCACTCGAAAGAAGGGACACACCGCCATCGTCACTACTGGATATCCTAGAGTTGCAGCTCCTAAGATTGCAACTCATAAGACCTCTGGCCAATCAGTCACTGGCAATGCACTCGTAAAGTTAGGCCAGCAGCACTCCATCAACTTCACTGGAAAAAGCATCGCAGTTGATGGAATCGTCGGTCCAAACACACACAAACAGATGGCTCGTGTGGTCCAGCACGCTATCAATCTTGACTACCATGCCAACATTGCAGAGGATGGCGTCTTTGAAAGCGGCTCCAAGAGAGCATTGGGAAGTCACTACGTCAGAAAAGGAGAGCGGCAATACATGGTCACTGCAGCAGAAATCCTATGCTACCTCAACGGATTAGATCCGAAGGGTGTAGAGTGCCCTGGTGTTTATGGAAGAGGATTGACGAATGCAACAGGATCCATTCGGCTGGATGCCAATTGGTTCTTATCGCACATCTGAGAGAGGAGGTGGTCCCTTGTATCTGTACGAAAGGAGGCAAACGGAACGAAAGTTATTGCCCTAATTAACCTTGTGGCGGATTCATGCCCTGTCAATATCATATATGACGGAAATGACCACCTCTTCCCGATGTCTGAGGATGTTCCTGAGAGCATTTACCAAGAACCCATTGAGTGGGTGAATGTGCTTGACGGAACACTCGAGATATTTATATAGTAAATACTAGGCTACTCCCACAGCCTAGACATTACCGCCCGCTGGCTTCACTTCGGTGTTGCTGGCGGGTGTTTTTTTGTGCAAAATATCAACGAGATTCTGGAAGAATTAAACAAGAACAGTGACTGGTCATACTACTATCGCCCAGCTCATTCAACAGTAGACGCTTACTTTTGCAAGCGAGGAGAGTCTGGAAAGTTCGATTATGACGGTGAAAATGCAGACGAAATCTATGACGTGATTGAAGATTAAAAAATAGGAGGTAACAATATGAAATACTTAGTCATTGATCAAAGAAAGTATGACGAATTTGTTGAGGAATTCAGCACAAAGGAAGAGGCGATTGCGTTTGCAGATGACGAATGGGAAAGAATGGCAAAGGCGGACAAGGACAGTACAGTTGCCTTTTACGTTCTGGAGTCAGTAAATCCGGATCCTGACAGTGAAGACCATTACGACGGCGATTTTGCTAAAACCTATAAGCGGGAGGGAAAAGTATGAAAGAGCTGCTGACAAAATACGGACTAAATATGAAGGAAGCGTCAGAACTACTTCATATTCCATACAGGACGATACAGAACTGGGTGGGTGGCACGCGAACGTGCCCAAAGTACATCATTGAATTGGTGGAGTTCAAATTGGAGAGAACGTTCACAAATGGTTCACAAGTTGCCGAGAAACATTGATTTCTCGGTGCTTGCATTCGGGTTCGAGTCCCGTCTCGCGCTTAAAAAAAGGGAGCTGGAAAA